ATGATTCTTGCGGCTGAAGAAATCAAAACCCTAAAGGCTAAAATTCAAGAACTAGAGTCTAGGAGCACCACATGAGCGAAGAAGAACACGAAGACGGTCACAGTTTCAAGCACCCCGTGGTGGCTTACGCTTTTGCAATTGTTGAATACCTGAAGAACACCAATCCTGAACTGTACAAGCGAGCGGTTGAGTACGCTGAAGACCTGACAGGTGTTGAACTTGAAGGGTTTGAGTTGGAAGAAGTGGGTGGCGAAGACATCAGCGAAAACAACCACGAAATCACCGACGAAGACATGACTGACGGCTGGTTTGGAGACACCGATGAAACCGAGTGAAACCTTTTACTCTGTGCTAAACTGTGGTCATGTGGAATATGTGGATCACATGGGTAGTGATCTTACTGTTGTGAACGCTGCCCGTGTGTCTTTCAACAAAGAGAGTGATTGGGGAGTAGACGAAGCCGCAAAAAAGAGACTAACCGATAGTGGTTCTAGATTTGACGAAAACGAACTGCGTGTGTTGCCACAAAAGGATGAGCGGCTGATTGCGTATTTGGCTAAACACAAGCACTGGACTCCTTTTGCCCATCCACAAATCACGCTGCGGATCAAGGCTCCCGTCTTTGTGCGTACACAACTGTTCAAGCACAAGGTAGGCATGGTGGAAAACGAAGTGTCTCGTCGGTATGTCACAGACGAACCACAGTTCTACACCCCTGATTGGCGAGCAGCACCCACCGATGGAGCCAAGCAGGGCAGCAGCGATTTTGTTGACGATCCCATGTTGGTGGATGAAATGGATGTGATGTTTAATCGTGTAGTACTGGAAGCACTTGACGCATACAACCGGTTGTTGGCTCGCGGAGTTGCTCCTGAACAGGCACGAGCGGTTCTGCCACAGGGAACCTATACAGAGTGGTGGTGGACAGGTTCGCTGTCTGCATACGCCCGAATCTACGCACAACGGGTTGACGCACACGCACAATGGGAAGTCCAGCAGTACGCCCAAGCAATTTCTCAAATTATTGCTCCCCTGTTTCCCCACTCTTGGAAAGCACTAACCACACTCCCTACATAGTAGGATGGAACAGTTCAAGCGATTCTCACAACCAAAAGACTCGCAAGAGCCAACAAAGCCTCTACCGTTTTCGGAGGGGCGTTATGGCTTTGGTTCACAGTTTACCCTGACTCACCGTGTCAAGGGCACAGACTACAAGATTGGTGATCGGTTTACATATATTTCACAAACCGAAGCGGTTGCACACGATCCGTATATTTTGAAGATTGGTGACGGTATTGGCGAACACTGCTTTATTGATCCCAACGGTCGTGCTGTGGTGCTGTCTGCTGATTTGGGTGTGGTGAACACCTTGTTTGAGTGGGTGGAACCGCTGCCAAAAACTGTAGTGATTACTGAAGGTGAAGAGTTTGTGCCTCCACCGCCCACACCTGTGTACATTACGGAATCCCAGTTCAAAGAATTCCGCAAGGGTTTGGCTACTGTACTGTCTGAAATTGCGGCTATTGTGCCCAAGGTTGGACAACAGGGGTTACGGGGCGAGCGTGGCGAAAGGGGCGAACAAGGCGAGCGTGGAGAAAGTGGATATACAGGTTGGCCCGGCGACAAGGGTGAACAGGGCGTTCAAGGCGAAAAAGGTGAAAAAGGAGATAAAGGCGATGCAGGCGAAAACGGCGAAAAGGGTGAAAAAGGTGAGCAAGGCCCAAAGGGCGAGCGTGGCGAAAGGGGTGAAACAGGTGAGAAAGGCTCTAGCGGAGATCGTGGAGAAGTTGGGCCTCGTGGTGAGCAAGGGGAGAAAGGTGATAAAGGCGATAGAGGCGAGGCTGGAGTACGAGGTCAAGACGGCAAAGACGGAAAAGACGGCAAAGACGGTGCGGAAGGTAAAGCGGGAAGAGTGGGGGAGAAGGGACTAAAGGGAGACAAGGGCGACAAGGGTGAGCGTGGTGAGAAGGGTGACAAGGGTGATGTTGGTGACAGCGGACTGCTGACTGCCAAATTCCCGCTTGTTTACGATGCCCAAGAAAAGTCCATTGGTATTGACGAAGCCCGATTAGACAAAATCCTGAAGAAGATACTGGGTGGCGGAAAGGTTTCCGCCCAAGATATGGGATGGCTTGCGTCCACAGGTGGTGGCGGCAAGGTGGCTGTGTATGTGAACGGAGTGAAGGTTACTCCTGATGTTCGTACATTGGATTTTACGGGTGGATCGGTTTCGTACACCAAAGTTGGCGGCAAGGTCACGGTAAACATAAGCGCAACGGGTGGCGGTGGCGGGACAAACTTTTATTATCAGGAAGACGCACCAACACTGGGAGTCACGATTGGTTCACGGTGGATGGATTCCGACAACGGACAAGAGTATGTGTATGTGAATGACGGAAACAGCAACCAGTGGGTGCAGCCCACCGTGAATCCGTTCTTCGGTGCTGTCACATATACCACCACAGCGGTGACGGGTGCAACATACGAAGCCACCGCACAGGACTACTATATTGGAGTAAGTTATGCGGGAACCCCAACGGTGTATCTGCCGTCTGACCCAAGTATTGGCAGAGAAGTGGTGGTAAAGGACGAATCAGGAAACGCAGGAGCAGCCAATCGGTACATTACCGTGCGTGGTGCAAGCGGTTCAAGCGAGACTATAGACAATCAAGACTCTGCGGTTCTGAACCTAAATAATGCAGGCGTTCATTTCATTTATAGAGGCGGATGGAGAATTATATGAGTTACCTGTTCAACAACAAGGTTGGTTTCGTTGACAATGCAGTGGACGCTTTCAACCGTTTAAAGGTTGCCAATCCGTTCACGCTGTTTGACAGCCAACAACGCTACCAAAGAAACGACAAGTGGGACATTTTTGGAGTCACAGGCGGAACTGCCTCTTATGTTATCACCGAGAGTGCGGTGAAACTGTCTGTGGGCACAACCGTTGGCAGCAAACTCACAACCGAAACCAAGCGTGTATTTCCGTATCAGCCGGGAAAGTCGCTGCTTGTACTCAACACATTTGCCATGAACACCCCAAAGGAGGGGTTACGGCAGCGAATCGGATATTTTGGAATAACAGGTGGAGCCACAGCGGGTACTCCGTATAATGGAGTGTATCTACAGCAAGACGGCTTGACTTTATCCTTTTGCTTGGCAAGCGCATCATTGGCAACCACAACCACCGTGAACCAATCACAGTGGAACGGCGACAAGTTTAACGGAACTGGAGCGTCAAGCCGAACGCTTGATGTCACCAAAGGCAACATCTTTTGGACGGATATTGAGTGGTTGGGCGTGGGCGATGTGCGTTGCGGATTCTTTGTGGACGGAAAGCCTGTGGTAGCCCATACTTTCCACAACGATAATGTCCACCCCACCACATACATGACCACGGCTGTGCTGCCTATACGATACGAAATAGAAAATACGACCGCACAAGCCGCAGGCAGCACACTCACACAAATCTGTTCAAGCGTCATCAGTGAAGGTGGATACGAAGGCTTTAGCCGCAGATACAATGTGACGCATAGCGGAGCCACGCTGATGGGACTTACAACCGCAGGAACGCAGTATCCGATTGTTGCTTTGAAACTGAACTCCAACAGACTTGACAGTGTGATTGTTCCGTCCAACATTAGTGCTGTTGTTCAAGACAGCACAAACAACAAGGCTGACACCGTTCAGTACAGAATCCTGTTGAATCCTACCCTGACAGGTGGATCGTGGACTACGCACTACAACGGAAATGTGGACTACAACACCACTGCAACAGCCGTGTCTGGCGGAACAGACATTATCGGCGGATACATCAATAGCAGCGGAGCGTTTTCCGTGTCTGATATCAACGATTTCAACTTTCAGTTGGGAAGAACACAAACAGGAGTTAGTGATGTGATTGTACTCACAATGACTCCTATTAACAATGGTGCAAAAATTTCTGCCGACTTCTCTTGGTTTGAGATCGTATAATGCCCCTCGACTTCCCATCAACACCAGTACTGAATCAAGTCTACTCCCTCGGCGGCAAGTCGTGGAAGTGGAACGGTGCTGCATGGGAAACCTACAACGACAATCTCGGCGTTGATTTTGTTGAAACAGTAAACGGAATCACGGGCGATGTGTCCGTGGTTGGTGGAACTAGTATTTCTGTGGTATCCGCAGGAAAAACACTAACAGTAAACTACACTGGTTCTAGTGGTGGAACTTCTATAACCGATTATGTGTCTGCATTCAACGGACTCACAGGTGCAGTTCAAGGTGTGTCGTCTGCAAACGGACTAACAGGCGCAGTAGCATTCCGTGCAGGAGCAGGACTCACGCTCTCCACATCGGGTGGTGGAATCTCGTTTGCAATACATTACGGAGCAACAGGTGCGGGTGCACCTTTCAGTATTGCTTCTCCTACCAATCTTGATAAATTCTTGTTTCAGGACAATGAAACAGGACAAATGCAAATAGTATCGTACTCAACTATTTTAGCAAAGGCTGCTCAAGTAGGAGAGGTTTTGTCAACCTCTTCTACATACACCCAAAGCAACACCAACTTTGTGGTTCAAAACACTTCAACTGGGGTAACTCAACTGGTTTCTGCTAACAATGTATTTTCAAGTATTGATGGTGGTATTTACGACGATGAAATGCCGCTATAATAAATACCATAACAGGGATATTCGGTGTCAGTACAAATAAGCATATCAAAAGGCACATCAAACCCCACTTCCTCCACCGGATTAACCCTTGGTGAGCCTGCTTTTAATTATTCTAACAATACACTTTGGCTTGGTAAAGGTTCTGGAGTGTCTCCAGTGTGGGTTGGTGCTGGTGTCTGTGGTGCTTCTGGAGGAATTGCCGCTGGCATCACTACTCAAATTCCTACACTTAGTGCTGTTAGAAATTATTTCTCTGCGGTGTCTTCAAATTTCATTGGGATTACTTCTGCGTATGTGTCTGCTGTTAACGGATTAACAGGTTTTTTGGGAATAACAGGCGGAACCGATATATCGGTTTCAGTTTCAGGCACAACATTCACCATCAATTACATCGGAACGGGTGGTGGAGGTGGAGGAAACGATTTTTACTATCAAAATAATGCTCCCGTAGGGGCAACCTACGGAGACAGATGGTTGAACTCTGACAGCGGTTCGGAGTATGTGTTTGTATACGATGGAGACTCATCGCAGTGGATTCAACCTGCGGTTCCGAGCGGAGTTGGTGCCACTGGACCAGTGGGAGCAACAGGAGCAACTGGTCCTCAAGGCATTCAGGGCAACACGGGTGCTACGGGATCTCAAGGAAACACAGGGCCAACTGGTTCTGCTGCAGACCTTGGGTTTGTGATTGCGATGGCAATAGCCCTATAAATAGGGAGGAGAACCTATGAAGAAACTACTAGGACAAGACGCATCAGGAACATACGCCTTCAATCCAACTGCAAAGACAGTCACCTTTTCGGGTCTGTCTCAGCAGATCACATTGGCTAATATTTTACTTATCACCAATGTAACCGCCAACACCATTATTTACAATTTTGCTAGTTCATCCACAGGAGCAGTAAGTTTTGCCAACAATGTGCTGACTCTAGACTACGACACCACATCCATGAGTGCCACAGATGTTCTGCAAATCTACCTTGACCTTGCAGGTGAAGAGTCACTACACGATCTCCTTCGCCGCATGAACAAACTGCTAGAAAGCAATGCTGTTGTTGATTCCCGTCTACGCCAAAAAGTCGTAATAGAAGCAATCGGAACCAATTTGGCAGCACCAACTGAAGTTAACACCACTATTCCTGTTTCGGGAACAGTTAGTGCAACAGTCAGTAATAACTCAGCAAGTCAACTTGTTCCAATTGCTGCGGCTAATCCATATTCATTGTCATCTTCAGCCACGGGATTAATCATGGAAGGTCCTGTTCATCAATTATGGCGTGTAGCCAATGACGCTCAAGCCTGCTACGCTCAAGCAATTCGTTCTAAACTCACATTCTCATAATAGGAATACACAATGGCAGTAACCAATCTACTAAAGACACAAGTTGATCAACCCGTATTTGAATGGATGCGTTTCGCTCCCACAGCAACAAGTAGCACTGCTACTTTGCTGTCATCTGATGAAAGTGCGCGATATATGTACTACATTGTCGGTCAGGCAATGTGGCGATATGATACCTATAGTGATTCGTGGCAAGAATGTGCTGCACCAAATATTGCTCCTGCCACTGCCGTTGCCGGAAAATATGCTGCATACGCTGGAAGCAGAGGACATACAATCAGCGCAACTTCCACCACCATAACAATTGGTGGACTTGGTAGACTGGGAAATGTTTGTGTAGGAAGTAAAATTAGAATTCTTTATGGTACTGGTGCAGGACAAGAAAGAACAATTACTGCTTGCTCGGATGGAGTGATTCACGACAATGGTTTGGCAACAACTGCCAGCGCAACTCAAATCGGTGACTCTACCAAAAAATGGAGAGTTAATCAATGGGACGGTTACAACTGTCGTTTGATATTCAGCACTGGTCAGTCTCAAGTAAGAAGAATTCTTTACAATGATACAACCACCCTGACATTCTCTGATACCAACCATCAAGCAGTAGATTCTTTTAATAATACTGGTTTTTCTGCCGTAACCCCTTTTGCAGTACCAGTAACATCTGCTGGTTCGCAAACTCACTTTGTAATTGAATCCAGTGTCTTGACTGTAGACTCGGCTTGGACAGTTACTCCTGATGCAAGTTCAATATACCAAATAATGACGGGTGGAATTTGGCTGGTGACAGCCGCAGCATCCACACCATTTGCTGCGTTTCAATACTATGATATTCTTCTGGATTCTTGGTTCACAAAAACTCCTTCCGGTCCAATGCATCATGCTGCTGCCTTAGGTACGGATTTTGCAATTGACAGAACAGGTGAGGCTGGTGGAGTATTTCTTAGTGGTGTTACTGCTTCTTCTGCTGCTGCAAAAACATTGGTTCAAAGCGGAGCAACTTATGCATACGACCGCTATGCAAATTATCAGTTGAGAATTGTTTCTGGTACAGGAATTGGACAACGAAGAAGAATTACTGCAAACTCAGCAGATACTTTTTATCTTGAAAAGAAATGGGATATTACGCCAGATAACACATCAGGTTATGCAATATACGGAGATACCGATAAAATGTGGCTTGCTGGAAATGCTTCATCAGCACTGTATCAATATTCGGTTGAACATGATTTGTGGGCAAGTGCGCCAATAGTAGATACTGGTGTTGCTCGTCAAATTTCTGCAACTCCTGCTTCTGGTGTCACATTATCTTATGGTCCACCACATGAAGGATATGGAGTAACAAGCATAACATACAGCGCAAGCGGTATTTTAAGCGTTGCAGTAAATGCAGCAGGAACAAACTATGTTGTTGGAGATTTAGTTACATGTTCCACCACAGGAACAAACGGTCAGGTATATGTTACCGGAGTCACTGGTGGTGGTGCAGTAACATCTTTGCAACTTGCTGCATCTGGAAGCGGTTATGCAAACGGTTCTTCAAACACCACAGGTGGTTCTGGCTCTGGTCTTACAATAACTCTTACTGTTGGAAAAGTAGGAAATGTAGTTTCAGCAGTAAATCACGATTTCAGGCACGGTGAATCTGTTATTATTGCTGGTTGTACCACAGAAACAACTTTCAATGATACATTTGCAGTCATAGGAACAAACTCTCTAACCGCATTTAGCATTGCTGCAAATTCTGCCGCAACACAAAGCCCAACTGCGGGTATCACGCTCACCACATCTTTGCTTGTGGATGCTGCTCAAAACTGGAATACCAACGAGCATGTTGGAAGAGTGGTATTCGTGCAAACAGCGGGAACATCGCCAACTAACGCGGGTGCCAGACGCATTACCGCAAACACTGCAACAACATTAACTTTGTCGTCTGTAATTTCAGTGATGGCAAACGGAACATCTCGTTATGTGATTCAAGAAGCACGACCATTCGGTGCAATGTGCATTGATAAAGTGGCAGAAAGATCTCCGTTGGGTTGGGCAACTTCTGGTACATCAACTACGCTGGTTGACACAACCAAAAACTGGAGAATCAATCAATATCAAAACTGCCGTGTTAGAATTGTTTCAGGAACGGGAGAAGGAAATGATGTTGTAATCTCTTCCAATACTGCAACAACTCTAACCGTGGCTTCTTGGAATGTTGCAACACCAGATGCAACTTCCAAGTATGAGATTATGGACTCGTATGGAATAGTAACTACTGGTGCAGGAACAACCACTGTTACTGATGCAAATAAAAATTTCCCAACAAACTATCTGGCAGGAAAAAGAATTCGTTATATTGCGGGAACCGCTTCTTCTTCTGCTGGTGCAGCAACCGTAGAAGTTGCAATAACTTCAAATACTGGAACGGTGATTACTATACCTGCATTGACTTCCAATGCCACAGATACATTCTATGCAATTTATGAAATTCCAGCAAGAAGCACAGGTATTGATATAAAATGGTTGTTTGGTGTTTCCGATGTAGAAAAGAAAGGAAGATGGTTGATTTCTCCCCGTGGCGGTGGCTCAAATATTTTTGATATATTTGATATCCCAACATCAACTTGGGAAATTACACCATTCATTACACCTATAACAACAACTTTGACTACAGGTTCCATGTATGTCTATGACGGAGTTGATTCGTATTACTTCACCAAAGATGCTACAAACCGTATTTATGAACTAGACCTTTCTACATTCCAAGTAGAAGCAGCAGCATCTATTCCATATGCTCATAGCACAGCAACTCTCAGCAATAAATTTGAAATTGTAAAAACTGTTGATGGTTTAACATATTTGTACATCATGCGTCATACAGGTCAGGAAATGTGGAGAACTCTAAAGTTCTGGTAATCCATGCCCATCAACTTTCCAGCATCTCCCGCCCCGAACGAAACCTACACTTATTCCGGTTCCACATGGAAATGGAACGGTGCTGCATGGGACTTTACTGTTGGAGCCATACAAACCACCGAAGACTATGTGATTTCGTTCAACGGAGTCACGGGTGCGGTGCAGGGAGTATCGGCTGCTGTGGCAGGAACAGGTGTGATAGTTAGTGGAGCAACTGGTACAGTTACAATCACAAATATTGGTGTGCAGAGTATAGACGGTAGAACTGGAGCAATAACATACCTTGACGGTGGCTCTCTATAAATATAGAAGAGGAAACTAATGCCTATTCAGATATCTCTTAAGAAAAGCACAAGTGCTCCAACCGGCTCATCAGGACTCACATTAGGAGAGCCGGTTTTTAACTATGCAGACAGTACCCTGTGGGTTGGTATGGGTGGAACAACCACTCCAGTGTGGGTCGGTGCTGGTGTGTGTGGTGCTTCAGGTGGAATTGCCGCAGGACTTACCTATCAGATTCCCACACTTGGTGCAGTTAAAGATTATATTAGTTCTATAGGAACAATAGGCGCAACAGGTGCAACAGGCGTTCAAGGCGCAACAGGTGCTACAGGAGCAACAGGCGTTCAAGGCGCAACAGGTGCTACAGGTGCTACAGGTGCTACAGGCGTTCAAGGCGCAACAGGTGCTACAGGAGCAACAGGCGTTCAAGGCGCAACAGGCGCAACAGGTGCTACAGGTGCTACAGGTGCTACAGGTGCTACAGGTGCTACAGGTGCTACAGGAGCAACAGGCGTTCAAGGCGCAACAGGTGCTACAGGTGCTACAGGTGCTACAGGTGCTACAGGTGCTACAGGAGCAACAGGTGCTACAGGTGCAACAGGTGCTACAGGAGCAACAGGTGCAACAGGTGCTACAGGAGCAACAGGTGCAACAGGTGCTACAGGAGCAACAGGCGTTCAAGGCGCAACAGGTGCTACAGGCGCAACAGGTGCTACAGGTGCAACAGGCGTTCAAGGCGCAACAGGCGCAACAGGTCCCGTTGGCGATTATGTGGTTTCGTTCAATGGACTCACAGGTGCAGTGCAGGGTGTGTCGGCTGCCGTAGCAGGAACTGGTATTTCTGTTAGCGGAGCAACTGGTGCAGTTACGATTACCAATATCGGAGTTCAATCGTTCAACGGACTCACTGGCGCAGTTACAGGTGTCACCGTTGGTGGAGCCAACACATTCACCGCTCTAAACACTTTCAATGCAGGTATCTCTTCAGCAGGCGGAACCTTCAGCGCACTCACAAGATTTACTGAGGGAATTAGTGCTTCTGGAGCAACTTTATCATCAAACACAACAATTCCTTCGGGTTCAACTCTTACCGTTAATGGAAACTTTGTTGCCAATGGAAATGTCAATCTAGGTGATGCCGTAACAGATGCAATTACTGTTACTGGAGTTTTGGCAGCAAATGGTGGTTTGAGTGCCGCAGGCGGAACCTTTAGCGGAAACATCTCCGCACCCAATATTGTGACTTCTTTCAACGGACTCACAGGTGCAGTCACGGGTGTCACCGTTGGTGGAGCCAACACATTCACCGCTCTAAACACTTTCAACGCAGGAATTTCTGCCGCAGGCGGAACATTCTCGTCTCTGACCCGTTTCACCGCAGGCATCTCTTCAGCAGGCGGAACATTCTCGTCTCTGACCCGTTTCACCGCAGGAATCACTGCATCCACTCTGTATGTGTCTGGTGGTGCAACCTTTGGAACAGACACATCCGTAAACGGAACAGTATACACAAAGGCTATTCAGCAATATGCAGGTGCGGGAAGCACCACTCCACTATACATTAATTCAGATTCATCAGGAAACGGTGGTGGAAACACCATAACAACCATTGGTGATTCGGTTGGAGAAATAAACAACACCCACATTACAGTTGATGACAATACTGGAGTTATTGTGCTGAGTGCTGGTGCGGGCGGAATAAACAACAGCGGCGGTTTCCTTAATCAAGTAACTGCTCCATCGTTTGCCGACACCTATTCGTTTGTTGAAACTTATAGAACCACCACAACGGCTACCACAGCCAATCAAACTATTGCTACAATACCGAGTGTTTACGACGGTACTGCCTCTATAATGAACTATCCTGCGTTTGAGGTCACAATTTCTGCTCGTGATACCGTGTTGAACAAAACTGAAATGTTGAAGATGTTGGTGGTGCAGGACGGAACCAATACCGTAAACACGCAATACGGCTTGATTCGCACAGGAGCAACTGGCCCTGTGTCTTCTTACAGTACAACTTTGAGTGGCGCACTGGATAAAAACTTGTTGATTCGTGCCACTCCTCTTTCCGCCAACAGCACCGCATTCACAACCACCGTGCGTGCTCAATCAAACGGGTAATGACTAGGAGATAAAATGCCAGACACCATAGTTCCATTCAACGCAGTATCAGGGCTAACCGCAACAACCGCATTCTTCACAAGCGGAGTTACTTTTGGTTCAGGTTTTGGTGCAACAGGAGCGACCTCTTCATTTTTCTCAGGATTGGATTTAAACTTCAACACTCTGATTGACCCGTCTTTCCGTTACTACAACGAAACCACAAGCAGCCCAAGCATCAGCACCAACACTCTAACACTAGACCTTTCTTCTGCACAGGTGTTTAATGTTTCTCTTAACGCAAACATCACCACACTCACCATTTCTAATACTCCGTCCACCTCAAACCGAGCAATAGGATTCACTCTGATATTTACCGCAGACGGAACCGCAAGAACAGTAACATGGCCCGCAGAAGTCAAGTGGGCAAACAACGACCCGCCTTCTCTCACAAGCACTAACAACAAACGAGACATTCTTTCTTTCATGTCACCCGATAACGGCACAACTTGGTTTGGATTTATTGGAGGCTTGAATTTCTAATGCTTGGTGGTCTTGGCAACAACTCAGCACGAAACGCAAAGAAAATTGTGCCTACGCTGTGGGCGTGGGGGAGCAACTCCGACGGTCGTTTGGGTCTTAATGATATTATTCCTCGCTCTAACCCTGTTGCGATTGATAGGGGAATGGCATGGTCATCAGTAAGTGCGGGTGGTTCCCATACACTAGCCATCAAGTCTCCAGGAGGATTGTGGGGGTGGGGGAGCAACACCAACGGTCGGTTGGGTCTTGGTGATGTCACTAATCGCTCTTCTCCTGTTCAAGTAGGAACTGATACGAATTGGTCATCAGTAAGTGCGGGTGGTTCCCATACACTAGCCATCAAGTCAGGAGCATTGTGGGCGTGGGGATCCAACGCCATCGGTCAATTGGGTCTTGGTAACACCACCACTCGCTCTTCTCCTGTTCAAGTAGGAACTGATACGAATTGGTCATCAGTAAGTGCGGGTAGTTCCCATACAATGGCAATCAAGTCTACAGGATCTCTTTGGGCGTGGGGGACCAACGCCATCGGTCGTTTGGGTCTTGGTGATGTCACTAATCGCTCTTCTCCTGTTCAAGTGGGAACTGATACGAATTGGTCATCAGTAAGTGCGAATACCTCTGTACTAGCAATCAAGTCAGGACAATTGTGGGCATGGGGATCCAACTTTGCGGGCGGATTGGGTCTTGGTGATACCACCGCTCGTTCTTCTCCTGTTCAAGTAGGAACTGATACGAATTGGTCATCAGTAAGTGCGGGTAGTTACCATACCATAGCAATCAAGTCAGGACAATTGTGGGCATGGGGATACAACACCAACGGTCTTTTGGGTCTTGGTGATGCCACTAATCGCTCTTCTCCTGTTCAAGTGGGAACTGATACGAATTGGTCATCAGTAAGTGCGGGTAGTTCCCATACAATGGCAATCAAGTCTACAGGAGCATTGTGGGCGTGGGGGAGCAACACCAACGGTCTTTTGGGTATTGGAAATTCACCTTCACAATCTGAGTTTCCTGTTCAAGTAGGAACTGATGCGACCTGGTCTTCAGTAAGTGCGGGTAGTTCCCATACAATGGCAATCAAGTCTACAGGAGCATTGTGGGCGTGGGGGGCCAACACCAGCGGTCAATTGGGTCTTGGTGATGTCACTAATCGCTCTTCTCCTGTTCAAGTGGGAACTGATACGAATTGGTCTTCAGTAAGTGCATCTATTTCTAGTTCCTTTGTACTAGCAATCAAGTCAGGACAATTGTGGGCATGGGGATACAACGGCAGCGGTCAACTGGGTCTTGGTGATGCCACCGCTCGTTCTTCTCCTGTTCAAGTGGGAACTGATACGAATTGGTCTTCAGTAAGTGCGGGTGGTTCCCATACACTAGTCATCAAAACCACAGGATCTCTTTGGGCATGGGGAATCAACACCAGCGGTCAATTAGGTCTTGGTGATACCACCGCTCGTTCTTCTCCTGTTCAAGTAGGAACTGATACGAATTGGTCATCAGTAAGTGCGGGTGGTTCCCATACACTAGCCATCAAGTCAGGAGCATTGTGGGCGTGGGGGAGCAACACCAACGGTCGGTTGGGTCTTGGTGATGTCACTAATCGTTCTTCTCCTGTTCAAGTAGGAACTGATGCGACCTGGTCATCAGTAAGTGCGGGTGGTTACCATGCAATGGCAATCAAGTCTCCAGGATCTCTTTGGGCGTGGGGGAACAATATCACCAACGGTCGGTTGGGTCTTGGTGATGTCACTAATCGCTCTTCTCCTGTTCAAGTGGGAACTGATACGAATTGGTCATCAGTAAGTGCGGGTAGTCAGAATACACTAGCCATCAAAACCACAGGATCTCTTTGGGCATGGGGGAGCAACACCAGCGGTCAATTAGGTCTTGGTGATACCACCGCTCGTTCTTCTCCTGTTCAAGTGGGAACTGATACGAATTGGTCATCAGTAAGTGCGGGGAGTAGTTCCTTTACATTAGCAAGAAAAACAGACGGAAGTTTGTGGTCGTGGGGATCGAGAACCTTAGGGAAAAGTGGTGTGCTCATTATTCAAAATGTTTCATCGCCAGTTCAGGTACAAACAGCAACAAACTGGAAAATATCACCAAGTGGACAGGCACATAACGCAGCATTAAAGATTTTCACTACACAGAATCCTACTACATAAGTCGGTCTACACAATGGAGTTCATATTATGAAATCACTACACTTTCTATCAGGTCTTCCTCGCAGCGGTTCCACGGTTCTTGCTGCGCTGTTGAATCAGCATCCGCAAATTAAAGCCACATCCACAAGTGGACTCATAGACATTATGGGCGCGGTGTGTGCAGCATGGGAAGGTTCTCCCACAAAAGGAGATGCTTCCACAGCAGAAGTACATCGTTTGCTTCGTTCCGTGGTTGACGGAAAATACGAAACGGAACCCAAACCAGTCATCATAGACAAGAGCCGAGGGTGGGCAAATCCTGTCATTATGAAAACCATGCACCAAGTTCTTGGCAGACCACCAAAAATTATTGCTACGGTTCGTCATCCTGCTGATTGTGCGGCATCCTTTGTGCGTCTGATCAAGCCAGACAATCTCACAGTATTCCTGAACGGCTCTCACATCATTTCACACCTGAAGTCTTCGTATGCCACCCTGCAAGAAGGTTACGAAGACAATCCTGAATGCTTTCTGTTTGTGGACTATGACGAGTTGCTGCAATCTCCACAGACACAAATGAATCGAGTTTTGGAGTTCTTGGAGTTGCCTCCCCATCAGTTTGACTTTAACTGTATTGATACCCAAGTGGTAGCAGAACGAGATGATGCTGCATGGGGCATTCCCAATCTGCACAGCATTGCTCCTCGCTTGGGCAGACAGCACAACAAAACAGCAAAAGATATTCTTGGGTATCATTGGGACTCGTTTCACAAGCCACGATTCTGGATGGGTGAAACACAAGCAGAGATACCAAAGAAGAAAATTGATATCTCCGTGGAACTTTCCAAACAAGGACAGTTTGAAGAGTCGTATCGTGTACTCCAAGCAGCACAGGCAGAACGCCCTGAGTGCAACAAGATAGCATTCAACATGGGATGGTTTGCCTTGCGTGAAGGAAAACTTCAAGACGGCATGAACCTCATGTCGCGGGGACGATACGAAAACGCTTTTGGAAATCCCAAGCCTGATGTGCCTACACCCATATGGGACGGCAAGAGCATGGGAACTATTTTGTATTATCTTGAAGGCGGTTTGGGTGATCAGATTCATTCTTTGAAATACATTTCTGATCTGAATCGCCGTGGTTGTGATGTTATAGTGGCGTGTTCACCTGAACTGTGTCCCATTGTGAAGACTTGCACAGGCGTGAAAATGATTATTGATCATCGTGCCGCAGGATTGGTGTATCACGATTTTTGGATTCCTGCCATGTCTGTTCTCACTCCTTTGGGATACGAGTATTCAGATATTAACGGCAAGTCATACATTCCACGCACACATATGCCCAATGCTCCCCGTCCTGTGATTGGTGTGCGTTGGCAAGGTAATCCCAAGTTTGAAGACGAGCAGAATCGCAGGTTTCCATTGGAGCCGTTCTTTGAAGCACTACGAGACATAGACGCAGACTTTGTGTGTCTGCAACGGGATGAAGGTGAGGAAGACTGCCCTGATTTTATTCGTAAGGTAGCCTTGAATAATTGGGAACAAACACGGGAAGTCATATCAGGCTGTGATCTTGTAATATCGTCCTGCACAAGTATTGCCCATCTTTCGGGTGCTATGGGTGTGCCTACATGGGTGGTGTTACCTGTGCTGAATTATTATATTTGGAGTCCTGAAGGAGAAACATCTCCCTTCTATGATTCCGTGCGGTTGTTCCGTCAAGAAAAATTTGGAGACTGGAATGCTCCGATAGAAAAGTTGGGTACTGAACTTGTAACTACATACGGAAGGAGACAAGCAAATGAAGAAAATACGAATAGAAAACAACTCTGTGGTTGAGTGCATGAATGCAGACGAGGTTCCTGAAGGAGCCATGAACACAGGCGATTGGCGCGATGCGGTGGAGGTTCAACCTGAACTAGTTGCAGGAAAACAAGTCACCGATGGGCATTGGTTTGACTTAACCAAGACTCCTGTAGAAATTCTTTGGAATGTTAAGGACTTGAGTGTGGAAGATCGAAAGCAGCCTCTACTTTCTGCCGTAGATCAAAAGTATAAACAGCAACTCACAGATGTCGTGAACACAGCAAACGATCCAGCAGAAAGCACACAAGCCTTTCTACAAGCCATGATCGACAAGCAAGCCGATAAAGCGGTTGTGGCTGCTCTTACCACTCACCAACAGATAGACGATTACATAACAAACAATCCTTAATGCGAATAGCGTTCACTATTATTCATAATGGGCTTCATCACCTGAAGCATAACGAGCAAGCAGAATCCATACTTCGTGACTGTGATTGGTGGGTTGTGGTGGAAGGTGCTGCACGGTCAAACGGCAGCACTCGTTGGTGCAAGGAGTTTCCTTCGCACCTTCACGACAACGGCAGAAGCGTGGACGGAACGCATGAATACTTGTTGGAGTTGCAACAGCACCATCCCAACTTGGTGTATGTTCAGTCTGACGGCTTTTGGCATTCCAAAGATGTACAGGTGAACCGTGCAATAGAAGAAGTTCGTAAACTCACAGACTCCTGCTATCTGTGGCAGATAGACATAGACGAGCAATGGACTGCGGAATCCATGACCGCAGCAGAAAACCAATTAGAGGCTTCAGGAGAAATTGCAGGAGCATTCGCTGCTGACTGTCGTGTTGGAAAGAACCTACGAGCAATAGGTGATTGGGGTGAGTGCCGCACATACGGTTACATTCGCTTGTGGAAATGGTGTGGACAAGATTTTGTTTGCCACGAACCTCCTCTGCTTCAAGGTGCAGGCAAAGAAGCGGTATTACTCACGCCAAGATTCACTCATTACAACTACTACTTTGAACGGGATGTAGAATTTAAAGATAGGTGGTATGGTGGGCATGAAGGAATTTTAGAAAGATGGCAACTACTTAACTCCCTTACAAATAGAAGTTTCCCTCTTCATATTTCAAATTTGATTACGGGCGAGTGGGGAAAAACAAATAGTGCAATCGTTTGGTGTCCCGAAGAAAACTAAAAATTCAAAACTATATTTGAACGCCTGTGAACCTCGTGGTAGGGGCTACATACTCTACCAACCCTAACAATGGAGGCACTAATGACCAAGACTCTTCCCAGTTTCTATCAGCAATTCATCCATCTTTCAAGGTACTCGCGGTGGATTGAAAGCGAAGGCAGACGCGAAACATGGGAAGAAACGGTTGCTCGTTATTTCCTTTTCTTTGACGAGCATTGGGAAGAGAAGGGCATAAAGATTCCCAAGTCTGTTCGTGAAGAATTGGAATCCGCTATCCTGAATCAAGAAATCATGCCGTCCATGCGTTCGCTAATGACCGCAGGCGAAGCACTAAAGCGTGACAACACCGCAGGCTACAACTGCTCGTATGTGGCAGTAAACAAGGTGCGTGCGTTTGATGAAATCCTGTATGTGCTTATGTGCGGCACAGGCGTGGGCTTCTCTGTGGAGCGGCAGTATGTGGAGAAACTACCCACTATTGCAGAGCAGTTCAGCAGTAGCGATACCGTTATCGTGGTGAAGGACTCCAAAGAAGGATGGGCAAAAGCGTATCGTGAACTGGTTTCACTCCTGATTGGTGGGCAGATTCCGTCGTGGGACACCAGTAAGATTCGCCCCGCTGGTGCAAGACTAAAAACATTTGGCGGTCGTGCAAGCGGTCCTCGCCCACTTGAAGAACTGTTCGGTTTCACCGTTGATACTTTCAAGCGAGCAGCAGGACGCAAACTCACCTCAATGGAATGCCATGACATTATTTGCAAGGTAGCAGAAGTGGTTGTGGTGGGTGGTGTGCGTCGTTCTGCACTCATCTCTCTGTCCAATCTGACAGACGAGCGTATGCGTAATGCCAAGAGCGGTGCGTGGTGGAACGAGAACCCACAGCGTGCACTGGCTAACAACAGTGTGGCGTACAAGGAGAAGCCCGAGATTGGCACATTCATGGAAGAGTGGCTGTCTCTGTACAACAGCAAGAGCGGTGAGCGTGGCATCTTTAACCGTGAGGCTGCACAGAAGACTGTGGAAAAGTTGGGTGAGCGTCGTGATGCCACCTACGAGTTCGGCACTAATCCGTGTTCTGAAATTATTCTGCGTGACAAGCAGTTCTGCAATCTGTCTGAAGTAATTGTTCGCAAGGACGATACAGAAGAAACCTTGAAGCGTAAGGTACGGCTTGCTGCCATTCTTGGCACATGGCAGGCTAGTCTTACCCATTTTCCGTACCTGTCTAGTGATTGGAAGAAGAACTGTGAAGAGGAAGCACTGCTTGGTGTGTCACTCACAGGTATTCTTGACAACGCCATGATGCGTGACAACACCGAAAACTTGCAGCACATTCTTGAATCGCTTCGTGACCATGCCGTGGCTACCAACAAGGAGTGGGCAAAGCGGATTGGCATCAACCCCGCAGCGGCTATTACTTGTGTCAAGCCTAGTGGAACCGTATCGCAGTTGACTGATTCTGCAAGCGGCATCCACGCTCGTCACAACGAGTACTACATTCGCACCGTTCGTGCAGATCGCAAAGACCCTCTGTGTCAGTTTATGATTGACAAGGGCTTCCCACACGAAGTGTGCAATATGCGTCCCGACCACACAATGGTGTTCTCGTTCCCCATGAAGGCTGTGGGTTCTGTGACCCGCAACCACATGACTGCTATTCAGCACTTGGAGTTGTGGCTGGCGTATCAGCGGCACTGGTGCGAACACAAGCCCAGTATTACTGTTACTGTGCGTGAGCACGAGTGGATGGAGGTGGGTGCGTGGGTGTATAAGCACTTTGACGAGATCAGCGGTATTTCTTTCCTGCCCCATTCCGATCACTCGTACAAGCAAGCACCGTATCAGGACTGCACCAAGGAGCAGTACGAAGCCGCTCTTGCTGCCATGCCACAGGGCGTGGACTGGAGTGAAATGGTGAACTACGAGAAGGAAGACAAGACTGTTGGAACCCAAACATTCTCGTGCACTGGCGACAAGTGTGAGATTGTTGACCTGACCACATAAACTTCGCAGGCTTGTGCCCCGCAGGAGATAGCATCTCCCGCCCGACAACCCCCGTAAATGGGGGTTGTTTCTTTTCCTAAATATAGTATAGGAGATTATTCTAATGAGAACCAACCACAACACATTCCGTTCGCTCAACGAGAGCATTGCACGCATCCAAAACCCACAAGCCGCTTTGGATGAGGCTATGGAGTACAACGAACTGCTAGAAACAGTGCTGTTGGCTCTATGTGAAGAACTAGAACTTGATCCTAATGCCCTGCTGGAAGACATCCAGACACCAGAACGCGAAGCGGAAAGCGAAAAGAATCTGCGGAAACTGTCGCGCCGTGCAGGAGACTGGGCGACTCGCCTCCGTAACCAGACCAAAGGCAAAGCAGCAAGGGAAAGACAAGTAAAGGCTGACGCGGAACTTCAATCAGCGGAGGATCGTCATCGCAAGGAACAAAAGTCAAAGACCGTTTACGGCAAGGGCGGCAAGCCTGTCCGCAAGGGATCAGAAGACCACAAGCGAGCCATGAAGCGCAAACAGGATATGGGTGCCAAAAAGCGAGCCGATGCTGAACGACACGCACGGCAGAAAAGAGAAAGCGAAGCATGGCACAGGAGTCGGGCAGGAGATCGGGATCATCACGCACAGATGCAAGGCTATGAAGACGCAGCACATCGGCGTGGTCCCTACACAGGCGGGCGTGGCCCAGAGTACGGTGACTGAATGGAAGGCTGAAAACCGATCCCACACACCAAACCCCCGCAAGGGGGTTTTTCTTTTAGCACAAACCTTCAAGAAATTCCAACATTTTTGTGTTGGTGGGTGGGCTAGATATTTGTATGCAGAGAGGCTATGTTCCATCTCTTCTGCTGGCCCTCTCACTACTCTTCGGGGCATGTGACGAGGCATCGGTGTCGGTATACGACACACCACAGGAAAAAACTCCAGTAGGGATTCCCGCTACACACCTTCCGTGGTTCATGGGCGGCTTTTCCCTACTGGACGAGCAAACAGAGGAATTGGCAGTTGGTATGCTTGCCAAAGCCGATGGCTCTGAAATTGGTAGTGCAGTACTTATTGCACCCAATGTTTTCATTACCGCAGGGCATTGCATGGAAGACGGTGACGCTGACCTGTTCGTGGTGGGGTGCGAATCGTACAAGATTGTGGACTACCGTATGCACCCCAAATACAAAATTGGGGATCGCTTGTTCCAAGACGCAGCAGTTGGGCTGCTTGAGCGTAACTGCCCTGTTACTCCTGTTCCCATCATGGGCAAAAGTAACCGATACATTCAAGGCGAGTCGCTTACTCTGATTGGTTTTGGTGGAGGCTACAAACGCCGTAGCAATCCTGATGTGTTTTGGTACTACGGAACCCTGATTGAAGAACCCACAGTATTCAAAATGCTGCCAATCAACGGAACCCTGTATTTTGGCGATTCAGGCGGCGCAGTCCTGAACAGCAGGGGCGTGCTGGTTGGAATCATTTCCTCACTAGCCACCAAAGACTCTACCATATATGAAAACTCCGCTACTCGGGTAGACCTTGTAGCGGAGTGGGTGCGAGCAGTAGTTCTAGAGTTATCAGGAAACCCGTTATAGATGCGATGGGGTTTAGTCCCCTTCGTCTAGCACATCAGTCACAGGCACAGACTGTGCTGCTGCCTGTGCTGCGTCCAACTGCTTCTGTAGTTCAGCCTTTTCCTTGTTGGCAATCTCTAGTTTGGCTTCGGCTAGAATCACGCTGCTAGTCAGAGCGTGTACCTTCTTTTCCAACAGAGGGATCAGCACAGTTTCATTGTAATTTTCTGCATTGTTTTCTGGAATCATTATTGAATCCTCCTTTACCGTATTTAGTCAGGTTCCCTAAATACTGTTATGGTTATAGCAGGAATTGATTATTCTCTTTGTGGTCCCGCCGTCTGTTTGTACAACAACCCAGACGATTCGCTGCCGTGGGATCACACCAAGTGTTCATTCTATTTCCTGACCGAAAACAAAAAACAATCAGAAATTCGTACCCTGAATATTTACGGCGAGCGGCTGTCCGATTGGAACTCCGATCAGGAACGCTACGAGAGCATTGCAGATTGGGCTATTGACATTGTGATGGGTTGCTCCCATGTGGCACTTGAGGGGTATGCGTATTCTGCAAGTGGGCGAGTATTTCATATTGCAGAAAACACAGGCATCCTGAAATACAAACTGTACCATCTAGGGGTTCCTGTCACGATTATTCCACCCACCGAAGTTAAGAAATTTGCATCAGGCAAGGGCAACGCAGACAAGACCCAAATGTACGATGCGTTTGTGTGGGAAACAGGAATGCACCTGAAAGCAGTACTAGCACCCAATCGTAAAGAGATTGGTAGCCCCGTTTCAGATATTGTGGACTCGTACTATATCTGCAAGAAGATGTACGAAAACATCCGCGCTGCGAATCCCGATGGGGATTAAGGCTTGGGTGTGTTGTCGTACTTCTTGATGGTGTCAATGTCTTCGTTTTCAAGAGCATTGATGGACGGGCGAACCCATTCCTTCCACGCCCAAGCAAACGCAATCAGCACGATGGGCAAATACCATAGCACCCATCCCCAAGAGTTTCCGCTGTCACCACGCTGAATTTCGTGATCCAATCGCTTCATAATCACGCTGTCGCCACTGGAATCAGGAACGATTTGTGGAACGGTGTTGCAGGCAGTCAGCAGTAGTCCAAGCAGAATTGTGTATACGGCTTTCATGGTGTACTCCTTATGACTTGTTGGACGCAGCAGCAGAACCAAAATAGAATCCTACGATGCTTAACAAGATTTGACGGTTTTCAGAGGTGAACAGGTAGCCGTTGATTTCCACGAAAAACTTCTTGGTGCTTTGTGGAATCAGCCCAAACAGCCCTTCAGGAGTGGTTGCGTCTACTTCCACAAAAGTGGGCAGACCAAAGAACGGCAGGATGAACGGAGCCAAGAAAGTGCCGAACAGTATGGACAGCACGATTACTTGACGAACGCCACGCCCCACATCGTAGGGAACACGCTCTGCGGCTTTATCTTGGTTACTGGTGGTCTGCGCGTTTGCAGCCATCATCTGTTGGAACAGTTCTTTTTGGTCTTGCGACTTTTGTGCCATGTAGCGAAACAGGAATCCTGCTGCGCCGCCGCCAACCAACGAAAGTAGTTCAGGTGTAAACATATTCACTTCCTTTCTAAATCAGTGTTTTCAATCACCTTATTATTTATGAGTTTAGCGGTCTTCCTCTTTAAAATATTAAACCGCTTCTTGGGAGATACGGGAGGAATATCGCTGCCTGTGCCTGCAATACGATCTGCCCCTGTTATATTTGTGGGAGCGGAGGTGGGCAAGCCACCGTCCTGTTCCATGAACTGTGCAAACCGTTTGAGTCGCTTCATAATCGCTCCTATAGGCTCCGTAGAGCCTCTGCAAGCCGTCCGTCCACGGGAATGGTATCCAAGCGTATGCTTTCAAGCACCATGCCCTCTCCTATGTAGTTTAAATATAGAAGTGCGGTTTTCAGGGGTGGGTACAGATTGGGTTCCAATTTAAATAATAGCATTCGTGCTGCACCACGAGGCCCAAACACATTTCCTAAAATAGTCAAGTGATTCAGGAGCAGGATGGGGCGAATCTTGCCGCTGCGGTTGTATTTTTTAAGAAGACGCTTTACATATTTTATACGATTCAGGTCTTCTGTGAATTCAGTCATGCCATTACACTGGGGGTTGGTGTATTGCCCCATAGCGTAAAGCATGAAATTGTCTCGGTTCAGAGTCTTGAAATCCATGACGAATAGGTTTACCGTTTATTTCTTCAGGGCTTGCTTTTTCTTGAACTTGTTCTGCTTTTCTTTGGGTGTCAAGTCCACATCGGAAACATTTGAACCGGGCACAGGTGATTGGAGTTCAACTCCCTGATCTATAAAGATGTCCTCAAACACTAGTGGTTTGTTTGGACGCAGACGGATGTATTCCCAAAAACCTTTCACTTGCCCTCGTACTTGGCTATTGGGCGAGCAGCACCAATCTTCTTGCCGTCCTGTACTTTTTGGGTCAGGATGCTCTTCTTGGGTCTGCTGCGAATCGCGTCACGATTTGCCATTAGTCTGTCCAAGCGGGGACTCCATGTTTTCATTTTCGCTTCGTTTACACCCTTCTTGGTGGTGTCGCGCCTCACATGGGGCATGGTGTAGTCAACAGACTTCTCTACAGTCTTCTTGCCACCTGCTCCGATTGAAGCAACCTCGTAACCAATTTTCTTGTTGGGGTTTAGACCAATCTTAATCATGGGCTTCTTGGCTTCGCTCATAGCCTTCTTCTTGGCACGAAGCATGGCAAAGTCTTGTGAGTCAAGACGCTTGTTCTTGTTCAGGTCTAGTTTCTTCTGACCGCCGACAAGGGCTTCTTCTTTTACCGACTTTTTCTTGGCACGAAGCATGGCAAAGTCTTGTGAGTCAAGACGCTTGTTCTTGTTCAGGTCTAGTTTCTTCTGACCGCCAATGAGTGCTTCCTTTACGGTATTTTTAGCACGACGAATTTCGTACTTCTTGTGGAGGGCTTCTAGTTCACGCCCCTTGTCAAATTTGCCTGCTGCAACTCGCTTGGCTTTGTTGGCTTCTACCTTTTCACGCTGCTTGTAGTACGCATCACCCATTTGCTTTTTGCGCTCGGGATTCAGAACACCACGAGCACCGACTCGTGCGCGGTCGTATGCGTATCCCATACGAGCCAGTTTGGCTGCGCCTGCTTCGTCAATCTGCTCCATCTCTTCCTTTACCTCTGCACGGCTACCACGCTTTACAAGTTTGCCGCTACGACCGTAAGTACGGGACGACTCTTGTTCTTTTTGGGAACGCTTGAGAAGACGAGCAATTGCCTTGTCGTGCTTGTCTTCTGATTTAGAGGCACGATCAGCAACTTTGCCGTATTTGGTCATTCTAGTTCTGTACGCACTATCAGCAGCATCATCGTGTTTGGCTATTTTGCGATCCATTTCCCGTTCACGAGCAGGAGTCTGGTAGTCTTCTGCAACTTCAACCTCTTCCGCTACAGGCACGGCAGGAGTTAGTTTGGCACTCACGGTGTACAGCGAATCCGCGTTTAGTCCAACCTCAACATGCAGATTTAGTTCGGTGTAGCCGCCTGTGGGGTTAGCCTTGCCGTCAAAGCGAATCTGTCCTGTCTGTGCGTCGTAGCCGTCAACGCGACCAAACTGCACCACAGGAATATCAAACGAACCCACGCCACCGTCCCATGAACGGGGCTTCCACGGGAAGTCTAGTTGCACCACATTGAGACGCACCTTCATCTTGAGGAACGCTTCGTTGGGATCAAGGTAAGTGCCCTTGCTGATGGTGGCAAGCATGGCATTAATACCAGCAAGAGCACCCGCAGACTGTAGGTGGTGCAAACCTGCATCGTCCTTGTGAGCAGAGCGGTTGCCGTAACCTGTTAGAACTTCGCTGTACTCGCTCTCGTTAAGAGTGCTACGGAACGACTTGAATGATTTGTTTTCGTGCATGTGTTTTGCCTTTGATATTTCAATTGCTGCGAGTTGCTTCTGTGCCTTTTCCTTGGACGGATGTGTTCCCAATACTTTAGTGCCTGCCTTGTTCGTTACTACAAACTTGTTGCCTTGCTTCTTAATCATTTGGGTTCAGTCCTTTTGGAGACGCTTTAGTGCGCGACCGATTCCCATCTCACGATTTTTGTACTTTTTGTCTAGTGGTGTCTTTTTGCTTGGTGGGGTAGACACGCCTCTTTTCTCTGCTTCTCTTGCTGCCTGATACTTTTTGCCCATGCTGTGTCCCTTCAGAAACTCTTTTTCTGATTGGGAATCGTGTGCCTTTTGCACATACGAGGCAAGGGTCTTTTTGCTCAACTCGTCAATCTGCTCGGCTTCTTCCTTGACACCTGTGGCTCGCTTGATGCCCTTCACGGCATTCTTTTGCTGTCTGCCTGTGAGCGAAGCGTAGTGCTTTCCAGAACCGTACATCATGGACGAGAGTTGTGAGCCACGCTTGGCAACATACGAGTCCTTGGTCGCCTTGCTCAACTCGTCAATCTGTTCAATCTCTTCCTTGACTTCGCGCTTCTTCTTGTTCTTGTTGTGGAGTTTCCATGCAGTGGCGTACATCACGCTCTTGCCACGCTTGCCGTACTGCTTGGTGAACGAAGCCTTGGCGTTCTTGGAACCAGTCATGTGCTCCATGTCTGGTGGAGATACCTCATCAAGTCTTTGGGTTTCTTCTTTCATGCTCTTTTCAGTCTTACGCCACTTGGCGTGTTCACGCTTGTTGATCTGATAATCACTGCCTTGTTTGTCAGACTTGTTTGCTAGTCCCTTGAGTTCAAGGTAGTTGACTCGTGAGCCACGAGCGTATGCCTTGTTGCGTTCAGGTGTAGGAGTGCTAGCACGATTCATGGTTTCGGAAGCCTTCTTGCGTTCACGATCAATCACTGCCTTACGAGCAGGAGTCAGGGCTTCTTCAAGATCATTTGCAAACTGGAAGAAAGTCTTGCCTTCGCTCACGCTCTTCCAACCGCCACCCTTGGAGTTGTACCACTTGACTGCCCATCCGTTGGCATACGCAGACGGGTACACATCAAACTTGCTTCTTGCCATGCTCTTGGCTTTTGACCACAGAGACGGATTGGTGGGCTTGTTGGCTTCAAGGATTTCTTGTGCGTCTTCGTGCAGATCAAACAGCGCAATAATGTCTGTGTCTCCACCGTCAAACGCCTCTTCAATCTTGCCTTCCTTGCCCATAGTGAACTTGAAAGCGTTGAACAGGGCAGGGCTACCTGTAATCTTCTTTACAAGGCTGTCTAGCATATTAATCATCATTTCACGGTACACCTTGCCCATGCTCATTTGCTTGAGATTGCTCTTGGACTTTAGTGCTTTGCGAGCAGCGGTGATTTGGGTCTTGTCAACCAGTCCACTACGCAGCAGGGTTGTGGTACGATCTGTTTCAACGCTTTCACCAATCTTTTGTGTGGTGGCAGCAATGGTTTCGTCTGCTTCCTTTACGCCCTTGTCTTTGGTCAGGCTGGAGCGTAGTGCGGTGTACATGGCACGGTTGTTCACAATCTTGTCCACCACATCCACCATTAGTTCCTGCATGAGAGTGCGGTAAGCAGGACTCTTGCTGTACTTCTCTGGGTCTTGGAACATGGTCATAGCACGACGCACATTGTTTTGTGACACTAGACCAAGGCGCAACAGGGTTTGAAGTTTTGATTTGATAGCAGAGTCCATGAGTGGAATTCCTTGTAAATGTGTTTTCAGTATTTAGGCTGTGAAATATTCCTGTCAGGTCATGCGGACGGGACCGTAAACCGTTCGCCCGTTGTTTATTCGGTAAATAGCGGTTTTGCCGTTACGGAGTGTTACATAGATTTCTTCCCCGTAACGGATGGCTGAAACTGCGTCGTTGCCGAATATTTGATACGGCTGGCTGCACCGACCAATATAAAAATATACCTTGCCGCCCTTTACTGCTACCCATGTGTTTTCAGCATTGTTTTGCGGAGTGCGTGGGCACGACGAGTCCTCTTCTAAAGACTTGTGGCTGGTCATTACAGGCTTGTTGCCCTTGCCGCTCTTGGACGCTTTGGATTCTGCTCGTCGCTTTTGTGACACAGCAGCCTTGCGTTCCTTGGGTGACATCTCGCCCACAGTTTCAGGAGTCTTGCCCACCTTACGCATAGGTCGGCACTTGGGGTACGAACCGCCTTCGCTGGCACTCTTGCGACCACACGGGGGGTACTCTCCAGTTTTTGGATCACGCTTGCCACCAATGTTTACCCACTTCTGCTTGAACCAATCACCCAAGTCTTCGTCAATCTTGCACGGTGGGGTTGGGAACTGTGTGTTGTGCTTGGAGAATCCACCTGTCTGACCGGGTGTGGGTGGGCGACGCTTGTTCTTGTCGCTTTCAATAATATTGGCAGCAGCGGTATGGTACAGTTCAGTAAAGTCAAACTCTTCTTTCATGCCCTTACGCATTCCACGCTGTAGTTCATCAAACAGGCGAACAGTATCGTCACGACTCGCAGCAGACGGCATTCCTTGTGCAAACGATTTCTTGTTGTCTTGTTCGGCAGCGGCTCGCATCTTGCTGGCACTCATGCCCTGCACACCTGTTGCTTTGGGATCACGCTTGCCTGCCATGACGAAATCGTAACGCTTTAGTTTTAGTCGGCGTTTAGGATCAGAGTGCTTCATTAGTTTACGGATGTTTTTGTCATCGTAGTCTTCGCTGCGATCTTCGCCACCCACAAACACCACATGCTCGTACCCCATCTCTGCAAGCGTGTACAGCAGATCAAATGGGGTCTTTATCTTTTCAGAGTTTAAAAAATGTACTCCCGGGAATAGGCGTTTCAACCAAAAATATTTACGAGATGGCGACAACGGATTCTTTTTGGGATCGTGACTGCGACTAAACCCAATCGCGTGATCTGCTCCCATTTTGTGTGCCGTGTCTACCACCTTGTTGAAAAGGAGTTGGTGTCCCGAAGTTGGTGGCTGAAAACGACCGAAAGCAACTACAATAGTTTTGCTTCGTCGTGTATCCTTTATAGATTTAGCCACTTTAGATCACCTCCCGTAATGCACTTGCGGTGCACCAACTCTTTACTGTTTCCACGATTTGGAAATCGTGAAGTTAGCCTTTGAAAACTCAATGCGATCAACTAATTTCACCGCATCGTTACTCAAACGATCTATTGCAACAAACCCTTCGGGAACTGTTGCCACATACTTGTCACCCTTCTGCACAAATGTTCCAAACTCTGTGGACAGGGTTCCCAATTTGCCTAGCACATACTTCTTGATCTGTGCTACACGATTATGTAGCGTGAACAGCCGATTGATTTGGTTGCGGTTGTTACGCACATAATCCAGTGTTGGGGTTGGTGTTTTGGCAGGAACTTTGGTTTTTCGTTCTTTACGCTTGGCATCCACTTTAGCAGACAGGAATGTTAGCAGTTCATTGGTATCGCCTAGTTCGCGGCCGCTACGGATAATGCTGTTGAAATACATCTTGATCTCGGCTACAACTGCTGTGTTTTTGGCTAGCCCGTTCATTACTGCTCGCAACCCAATACCCTCACGAATAATATCGTCTATTTGGGTATTGATGTGTGCAATATCTTTGGTGGTAAACAAGCCGTCACCACGAGAGAATCGGTAGGTGGCGTTGTCGTACCATACGGTTTTGCTTTTGGCTAGTCCTTCAAGTGAAGGGTTGAACCGCACAACACGCAGATCAGCCATGCTGTCACCACCGTATTCGGTGTGGAACACAATACCAATCTTGGCTCCTCCGATTCGTGTGCCCAAATGGGACTGCGGATCAACCGCGTACTTGATGGTGTTGGGCTGGAATGTAATGTACCGCTTGCCGTCAATGGTTTCAGTCTTGCGTGTCTCGCTGTCAAACAGCAGATCGCCTTGCAGAATGGTTTTGATGCGGAGTGTCTTGAAATACTTGAGTGCCAGTTTGAGTTTGGCGTTCAGCCCGTCAGCAGGATGGTTGGCATTAATGTCTGCATCGGTGTAGTTAATCTTGGGTGTCTTGTTGAACACACTCTTTGTGCCCACAAAAAACTTGCCGTTCTCGGGGTTGATGCCCATGATGACAGCAGGCGCACCGTCCCACTTGACTGAAATATCGTATGGCACGGTTTCATTGCCGTGTAGAGACTGCACCACACCACGCAGAGAGTTCATTGCTTTTGAGAAGCCTGCAAAACCGCTGTTGAAGATTTCGTCTTCAAGATGCTCTAAATGTACATTCTTGCCCCCTGTGCTTTTCAGGGATTCGGCTAGAAAGGGAATAAAGGAATTCATGGGTTTCACCCCATTATTTAGACCGTAGAAACCTGTTCGGATTTCCATAGTGCAATAGCGTCCACGAGGGGTTCCACCCAATCGCGGGTGTGGGCTTCAAACACTTGGCACTCGCCTGTGCTGGCTACACCCATGATGATTGTAATATTGTCCACTCGCTGCCCTGTCAGGTCTTGCCACATGAGCGCGTATGCGGCTCCTTGAGTAAAATAATCACCAATTGCGTCTTCACTCTTGGGATTCTTGGAAGTCTTGAAGTCCACCACGGACAGGTTGCCGTTGTATTCTGCAATACAGTCGGTGCGTCCTGCCAATCCAATTTTCTTTGACCACAGGGGTACTTCAACCGCACGAATGTTGTCAATGCAGTCCAAATACGGCTGCATGGTGTGGAACATATCCAACTCTTCCGTGCCTGCGGCTTCTTGCAGCGAAGCCTCAAAACGGTTCTGTAAATAGTCCTCTATAAGAGCATGAACCCGAGTGCCACGAGACAGGATTCGTTTGGACTCTTCGGGATTCTCTCGTCGCCATTTTGCGAAGAACTTTCGCTTTGCCCATCCTGTAACAGTAGTCACAGACGGGAAAACTCCATCGGGTGTTGTGTACTGCCGAGAGCCGTTTGCCTCTGCGGCTGTTATATCCCCCGAAATATTCACAAAAGCATGACGAAAAGATTTCATACTTATTCGTCTTCAGATGGCTGTTCATCAACCGCTTCCACTTCGGGTTCAGTCTTGGGCTGTTGGGGAAGTGGAGTTTGGTTGCGTTCCATCCACCGCTTGGCAGCAGCGAATTCAGGCTTGTTCTGTTGCTGTTGCATCCATAGCAGCATATCTCTCATGTTTGGCATAGTTTAATCTCCTAATAGTATCTAGGTGTGTAATTTATGAAATATTCAACAAAGTATCTAGTTTGAATACTTGAGTGCGGCTTCGTAGCCTTCTAGCAACTCTTCCGATATTCGTGCGTACTCCGCAGCACCACGAATAAATGATTCGGTCACAGCCTGTGTGAATGGATTGCTGCTACCAAACAGGACGATTGCTGGTAGACACACTCCAACCACGACTTCACGCAGATACGCGGTTTTTGCGTCAAACGAATACGAGCCGCTCGCCTGTTTCGCTTCCAATTCGTGTAGCACTTTTTGAAAAGCCGCCGAGTACGAGCCTGTGGCATCCAAGTTCTCCTTGCCGTGCTGAATGGTGTTACGGGTTGCGTCCACACACGCGGTCTGTATATTGTAGTCACACTCTTCTTTCATGGTGATGAATTCCAGTGGTTTTAACGCTTTCCTAAACTTGGACAGCACAGCGTATCTGTCAAATATTTGTAGTTCTTCGTTTACAGAACGAACCAGTGCGTAATTGCTCATGGCTTCTGCAAGAGAATAGATTCGTGTAAACGCTTTGCTGTCGTTGAACGGGCGAGTGAATAGCGACTGTTCGTGAACTGTGGAGTGCCTGTAGACTGTGTTTGATATGTACGGCAGATACCGCAACTCTGCGTTGCCTGTACGGAACCACACAACAGGAGAAGCGTAACGCTCCACAAGACTGTCGATTACTGCCAGTGTGAGGCGTGGATCGCTGCCGTACTCTTCGTTGATGTATAGAGTCAGCGGAGTTTCAGTTTGATCGGAAAGCACGAAACCAATATCCGCTTGGGAATCGTTGCTGCGAACCTGTATACGACCACCGTTGGGTGTCTTGTCACATTGAATCATGGTGTAGTTTCCTGTTTTTACTTGCGCTTGCGTGGACGCAAGCCGAACGAGAGCCGTTTACGCATAGAAATTTTACGCCGTCTTCTAGCCACATTACGCTTGGAACGAGCCTTGCGAGCAGACCGCTTGGAGCGCATCTTGAGTTTGCGTAGTTGAGAACCCGGTCGTCGCACACACACTCTTGCGCCCTTTTTCATCATGCCCGGTCCGCACTTGAAAATGATTCGCTTCTTGCCTTTACGAACCACGATCTTGCGACGAGCAGCAGCCTCGTTAATCATTTCGGTTTGCACTTCAACCGATTCTTCAATCTCTTCGTCTTCTTCGGCTTCAATTTCCACATCAATATCTGCTTGCTCCACAGGATCAAGAATCTCAATCACGCCGTCTTTTTCTTCCCACTCAATGCCTTCTTCGTCAAGATACGCAATCACATCTTCACGATCAAAATTAGGCATATCAAGAACTATTTTGCTTTCGGTGAGTTCAGCATCAAACTCTTCAAAGAATAATCTCTGAAGTGAGTTGAATGCGTGATCTCGTAAGTCCTTGAAGTCTTTCATTTTAGTCCCACAACATGTCGTTGCCACGATCTAGTACAATTTTGCGGGTACGCTTGTCTAGAACCTGTAGCCCTGTGCCTGCTGCTTTGAGTTCAACCTCTCGGCTACCAGCAGTCTCGTAAGTATCTATGCCCATCTTCTTGATCTTCTTGACCTTGAGTGTATACGGCTTACCGTTTTTCTCTCCGTACACTTCAAACTTTGTGCCTGCGGGCTTGATGTTCATGGTGGCAATGAGTTGCTGTGCCATCTCAATGGCATTACCTGTGGCTGCTGCGCTTGCCTTCCACCCCTTTGCGCTTGGCTTGGGAAGCAGGTTGCCCATTGCATCAGTCTTGCGAGTCTTGAGTGGTTTGTTTGATCCCACGAATCGTGCAGGGTCATCGGTGTCTACACCGTAGCCAATGGTTCCTAGTTGTGGGTTGCGATCACGCTTTACCTTTACGGCTTCAAGCAGCGACTCAACCAAACGCTCACGAGACGAACGGGGGTCTACGAATCCTTCTTTCATGGGCTTCTCCTTCTTTTCTTCCTTTGGCTTCTCACCCACAGTTGCACCCGAGCGGCTTTGGCTCATTAGTCCTGCATCCTGTTGGAACTTGTTTGAGAACTGGATAATTTCATCAATAGGTACTGCCTTGCCACCCTTGGTAATGGTTCGGGTTCTCATCTTGGCATTTGTGCCTTGACCGTTTGCAATATCTACTGCACATTGTGCTGCCCAACGGTGATGCCCGTCAATCACATAGCCGTCGCTTACATAGATGGGTTCAAGCAGGCGAGCAGCAGCCTTGCCGTAGTTTTGTGGGTCTTGCTGTGCGGCTACGAGTGTGCCGTACATGGCTGCAACTTTGGAGCCTAGTAGTTCACCCTGAATAGGCTTGAGTGAAGTGGCATCCACTTCCTGATCGTTGATCTCGTAGCCTGCGTCTTTGAGTGCTTCCTGATACGCCTTCTCCATGTTGACTTCTAGTTTCAAGTCTTCGGGAGTTACTTGTTCAGGACTAGTGTATCCCTTGCCTGCCATGAGAGCCTTGAATGCAGGCGAATCAGGCTTCTTGGGATCAACCTGTGAAGAGAATTGCGGCATCTCTTTACGCACAATACCCTTTGTGGTCTTTTCACCCTTGCGGTCGTAGCAGAAACCAACTTGAGAAAACATCTTGTCACACAACTCAAAGTCAATCACTTTTTGCCCACGCAGAGCAGCAAGTGCTGCGTGGTTCATTTCATCGGTGAATTGTTTTTCTGCGTTTGCGTCACCGAATACGGATTCGCTGTCGTCTCGTGGGCCAGCAAAGGTTTCGGTTTTGATAGCATTGGCTACCACATTAGCCTTGCGAATATCAGGTTTTAGTTTTCCGCTGCCCACAGGGTCTTCACGAAACGCTGCATCAAAAACTGTTTGTGGGTCTTCTGCGGCTACATCAGGATGCTCTTCTTCAGGCTGTGGTTGATCTTTAGCGGTTTTGGTGGGCTGATCTGCGGGCTTGCCTTGTTGTGGTGCTGCTTGTGGTTTGGCTTGAGATGCAGCAGCGGGAGCAGGTGCTTCAGCAGCCTGTGCCTGTGGTTTTTGCTTTTGATCCACAGTCTTGTCTTTTGCGTACCCGTCTTGATCTAGTGACACTTCCCGAGAAGAGTCAACTGTGCCGTGATCCACGCTGCCACCGCGTCCCTGTCCTTTTGAGTACACCTTTGCTTTTTGCTCGTCATCAAAGTAGTCCACGGTTCCAGATGGATTCTTTGCACCGTAGTGACCACTAGCGGTCTTCCACACTTCTCGCTCTTTGTGCCCTGTTTTTACGGGTGCTGCTTGAAGTTCAAGGATTACTGTGCGTAGACTCTTGTATTGGTCGCTCATATCATGCTCCGTAACTGCGTGTCAGTTTGGTGATCCTGTCAATTTGAGTCTGTAGTTTTTCCGAACGGTTGGGCCAGTGAATGTACTCTTTCTGTGGGTTCTTCATCAAATTAGTTAGTAGAGGAAGTATCATGGCTTCCAACTCCAACAGTTTGGTTTTGCAGTCCTCACGCATAGCATTAGATCGTTCTTCAACCTCATCCAAAACTGCACTCAAGTTTTCGCCTTGAGCGTGTACTGAAGCACTGAGTTCCCCCAACTCCATGTTTAGTACACGATCAATCTTTTCTTCCACACGGGTTAGTTGTGCAGGAGACGCTGGCTTGAAAGCCACAAGTTTAGCGTCTATTTCTGCAAGTCTAGCCTGTATAGCCGAAATGGCAGCACTTGACACCGCCGGTTGCGGTGGTGGTTGCGGTGGTGAAGGGGCAAGTACCTTTAACTCGTCTTCATCAACCGCTGTGAAACCGAAATCAAATTCGGTATCACCCATATACCACTCAGTTTATGTTCCAAGTACCGCTACCACTAACAGGAGCATTGAAATAAATCATTGCGGTAAATCCTGCATTTACTTGTGTTCCGCTTGCGAAGTTTTCAAAAGTTGCTCCTGCCACTACAGCAGTATTGTTAGGCTGACCACCTGTAGGCCCAGCAACACCTGTAAAAGCATTTACTCCAATTGTTTCAACGGTAAAAAGAGTTCCTGGGGATTTTGTAGCACCAGCCCACGGAGATGCAAAAGCAATTTGTCGTGTTGCTGCCGAAGCCAAAGTGAATCCTCTTGGACTACCAACAACCGCAAAATCATTATTGCTGAAAGCCCCACCGAAATTAATTCTGTCTCCAGTGTCTAGTGTTACCCCACCAACTATTCCCCAAGCAGTTGCACCAGTTGCACCGGGACTTAGTGTTCCACCCAATGAAATGCCGGAATACATGACAGCCCTATGGTCTGCGCCGCTACGAACAAACTTCTTTAGGAAAATACCAACAGTTTGTCCTTCATTTGCTCCAATTATATTTCCATTTGGCAGAGTGCTACCACGGGGATTCTGTAGTTCAGCCTCCGTGGCAAATTCTGGTGTATTAGGTAGCAATCCCGGATAGATTGTGCCAAAAGGAGGGAATCCAGTACCGGTAGTCAAACCAGTAATACCAAAGCCCAGTTTTCTCGCCATTTTTTCAATCATCTGTGCGCCTGTGCGACCAATTGCACCGCTTACACCGTGAGAGGTAAAAAGGTGGGCGAGAATGTTGCCTAGTTTGTTGGCTCGTGCTAGTTCTACTGATCCTGCGGTAAATGCCATCGGAATGTCCTTTCGATTGGGGGGAGTAATTGCCTTGTCTACTTATTTATTCATTTCTGTAGCGTCACCCACGGAGTTTAATATTTGATTTGTTGTATGGGTTTATATTTAGGCTTGTTCAGCGACGCACCATACGCTTGTAGCCCTGCAACCATAGAGTCCACGCCCCGTTGTGCTCGGGACGCTTCGTCTGCAATAGCCACACACTCGTCGTAAATACTTTTGCTTTTCACCACCAGCACCGTGTCTGTGCTCGGCCCGCCCATATCGCTGAAATGGCGATCACCCTGTGGGAATTCGTAGGACTTTAGCCCAATAGACGCACCCACCCGTTGGGCTAGCCCACCGTAGATGCGCCCACGAGACGATTTAGCGTCCTGCTTGCGACCAAACAGTAGCCCACCAAAATCAGGTCGGCGGGTAAACGCTTTGGCAATCTCTATCACCGTGCCAAACACCCCGATGGACTGGCGTGGGTTCAGGTCGCCCACATCGTTGTCCACAAAATCGTTACTAGTGTTCCAGTCCGCAATGTGTTCGTCTGACCAGTAGTAGTGTCCGCTTATCTTGTCCAAATGGACAGGAAACGCTAGACGGGCAAAAGACAATTCGTATATCCGTTTACCGTCTGCTGTCACGAGTGGACGAATTTCGCTGCCCTTGTTCTCGCCCCACACAAATGCGTGCCCAAACGACACACGGAAAATGTGGGCTTGAATACTGGGCAAGTATAACATGCCTTGGGGAATCAGAAGCGGCGAAACCTTTTCCTGTACCCACTTGTCCATCTGCTCACCGCTTTGTACAGGAACACCGTAGCCGCTGTGGTATTTTCTGCCTGCGTTTCCCTTGTCAACACCAATCTCGGTGTCCAAGCCTTCGTTGCGGCTAACTGCAAAGTACCTGTGGTGCATCAAGTCTTCGTACTTGCCAACCCGACCCCATATTGTGGGCTTGGTGAGTTCTAGCCACGGTGCAGGGCGAGTAAACGCTTCGGTCAGATACGATTTGAACTGTAGACGGCTCATTGGGCAATTCGCTCCAACACAAACAGTTCACGCCCCATGCCCAAGGATTTTGTTGACTCAAGACGGTATCCTGCTTGTGCAGCGTATCGCTTGATAAGCGAGTTGTACAGTTTTACACGCGAGCCTGAACTGTACGAATATGTTTTTGCGTTTACTTCTGATTTGGCTGCGGTGAATGAAACCGTTTTTGGAGCGTAGCGTTTAACAAATCGTTTGAACCCGTCCATGACTGTTGCAAACACCTGTGTAGCCTTGCCTTCACCTGTGAGTGCAGTAGAACCACCGCGTGTAAAATCCATGTCCCAACCTTCGTCTTGTGGCTGAATGTACCCAAAGTTTATAACCAAGTAGTCTGCTTTGGGATCGGCTTCGTCACCGTCTGTGTAGTGGTACGCAGCGTGATCGGGGGCTTCCACCTTTTTCACAACCCGAAACGGCTTGTCGTACAGTTCAGTCAGATATGAGCGGAAATCGTGGTGCATTACGAGTTCAGGTAATCTAGTATTTCTTTGCCACGCAGCCAGCGGAGTTTCTGTGTGTTTCGTACCAAGCCTACTTCAAAGATTTCTACGCTGCCGCCCAAATCTATTATTTCTGGTCGCACGGATAGTATTTCACGAAGTGCGGCTTTAATGGAACTGCGATCAATGCCTTCAAGAGACGGTGTTTTTTCTCCACCGCTGTACACTTTGAGCCAACCCTTTATGTACGCAACACGCTGGACTTCGTAAGCCAAATCCATGTCCTCTTTTTCTATTCGCTCTTTGACTCGTTCAGCAGTGTACATGTGCTCGTCTCCGTTTTTGTCGTACCAACCCAAACCCCTTTGATTATAGTAGTATCCCTCTTTTTTTAATCCTTCATACAATTCTTGCTGACTAATACCGAAACGAGACGGGTTTCTTACCAATTGTGTTACATGGTAGCCGTTGCTGTGCGAGAATGTGTAGTTTTCCAGTTTGGGATTCCACCAGCCTGCAATGCTGGTCTTGTTGCCCCACGGATACGGAGTACGAGACGGCTTTTGTGCTGCTGCTTTACGCTTGGCACGAATTCCTGCCCACGCTGCGGACAGGGCTTGCTTGTACCCCTTGCTTGTGCCTGCTGCACGCATCCTGCGATCAAATTCGTGTGTTAGTTTACGAGCACGAGGAGATTCAGGATCAGCACTCGCTGGGTCAAAAGCATTAGGGTTATCGTAAATGCCTAGACGCTCGTGTAGATTACGGATAAATTGGAAATAGTCTTTCATGTGTTTTCCTTTAGAATATGTAGAGCAGGTTTCAACTCCACGGATCACCCGAAAATTTAATGGTGGACGCTAATTTTTCAGATTCAAACTTGGCTCTCATTTTCAGGATTTTTTTACCACTTGCACTCACACCTATTGATTCGTTTCCAACTTTTTCTATTGAAATTTCACCCTTCATAATTGCGTCAAGTTTTTTGTTCTTGAGCGGGTCGTCTACTTTGGCAGTAATCTTTCCCGGTTTGTCGCCCATGCCCGTGACTTTAACATACGGTGGGTATAAATCATTACTGGCATCCAACCAATTTTTCAATATGTAATCACGCAACTTTAAACTATCAAGTTCGTTCAAGCGGGTGTACATGATGTCTCGCACCTTGGCAAGCACTTGTGATCCTATCTCTTGTGTTTGTTTTTGTACGCCGGGTTTGTTACGAATAGCGTCTTTTCGTGCTTTTGAGTTTTCTGGTAGTTTAAATTTTTTTACAGCAGTGGTTACTGCTTCTGTGAGCACAGTGCTCAAATCCACTTCAAGTGCGGCTTCCACGGTTCCAATACCCGGATTCTTGAAACCAATATCACCCCCACCTGATGTGGATTTTGCGGACAGACCCAAGAATCCGTCAACTGGCCCTCTGGTGAATTGTATAAGAATGTCTGTGGGATTCTTGCGTGAGTCTACTTCTCGTCCAACCGCACGAGACAGCACACCCGGTCGTGCAGTCCACCACACCTTTTTTACTTTTCCAGAGTATTTGTGTGCTTTTGCCCATATCAAAAACTCTTCAACCATTCGTTCTGCCCGTTCAATTTGAATAGCAGTTCGTGACGCACCAATCACCTTGGATTTGCGATTGAATTGATTTTTTGCTTCGGCATCCCACCATTTACTACCTGCCAGTAAATAACCAACATAAATTTCATTCACATCTGCTAGGTCTGTGTTTGATGGCATGTGCTTCTCCGTTATAGCAATTATTTAGGCAAAAGAAAAACCCCCTTGCGGGGGGATTCTTTTTTACAAATTGATTTTGGGTTTACCGTTTGTAATTCCTGTAAGGGATGGTGCTCCTGCTGTCATCGTACTCTATTTCTCGCCCCGTATTACCGTAGTGAGTTCGTGCCCACTCTTTCTTGTCTGCGGCAGTCCATTTACGATTTACTCGCTGATTGTACGCTGTACGAGTATCCACCACTTTGCCACCCGTGCCGTACACATTCTCTTTGTCAGCCTTTTCTGCTGCGTCTGTTGCCTTGAGTTTGCGTGCATCCGCTGCTGCGTCTTTTGCCTTGAGTTTATGTGCAACCGCTGCTCGCTTGCGTGCAGGCGTTGATGTGTCTTTTGCCTTGAGTCTATGCTTATCCGCTGCCTGTTTCTTTTTACGGATGCTTGAGTACATTTCGTAATCTCGTTCAGGAGTCTGCAAGTCTTCTAGTAGTGCCTGTGGATCAAGGTCTAGTGCTTCGCAAAGGTCAAGAATTACTGCTTCAAGAATACTGGTGTACTCCATAGCCTCGTCCAGTGCAGCAATTGGGTTTTGGATGCGTGCAATGCTCTCGTTGAGCGAACGGAATGTGTTGGTGTTGAATCGTGCCATTAGTGTATCTCCTTGTGCTGTTATTTAGTTTTCTTGGCTGTCTTGGCTGCTCGTGCTTTACGACGCTGCATTGCTGCCATGTTGGCGTTTACTCGTGCGCCACTCACCTCACGGTTGGTCTTGAAGCCTTTGCCTGTAAGCAGATTCTTGGACGCTTGAAAGAAATCCACTTCGTCAATGATGCGTTCGTCTAGTTGTGCGCCTTCCTGTACCTTGCGCTTGGCTATTGCATCCAGTTTCTTGCTTTCACGACGAGCGTACTCGTGGTGTGCCTTGGCTGCGGAATGGATGGGTGACTTCTCACCAGTGGGTGACACCGCACCTTTGCGGGTTTCGGCAGCAGCATTGCGCGCCCCACGAGCCAGCACTGCTTCACGCTCGGTGGGTGAGAGTTTCTGCTTGGGGTTGTTGAGTGCGTTCAGCATCCGCTCCCGTTCACGGGCAAACACCTTTTGTTGAGCAGGTGTCACGGCTTCCTTTACAGGCTTGCCCTTTGGTGCTTTTTTGTCCTGTTGCTTTGAGCGGAGCAGATCGCCCAGCGTGGGGTTGAATGGGTTGAACGGCTTTTTGTCACCGCCTTGTGGAGACGCGGATTCACGCACCACCTTGCCGCCCACACCGTATGTCTTTTTGCTGCTGCCTTCCTTGCGTTGAGTGGTGTACAGTGCATTTCGCTTTTTTACTGCTGCGTTGAAACGCTCTCCAGCCGCACGAAGTGCCTTTGCTGCCTTGGGGTTGGTGTCAGGAGACTTGGCTTCTGCGTCCCATGCCTGAATGTAGCGGCTAGACGCTGCGTCGCTGCCGTGTTCTGCTGCCTTCATCTTGCGCTTCATCTGCCGCTCACGAGCAGGGGTTTGGATGTCTTCCTCTACAGGTCGGGGTTGCCCGTTCACCACGCCGTTAATGGCAGCGGTCAGATCAGGGTGTTCGTCACGAGAAAAGGGGTTGTGGATGGGGTTCATGTGGGGTTGTTCTCCTGTTTTTATTATTTAGTGTTTACGGCTCCGCGCTTCGTTCATACCCACTGCAAGTTCGGCTCCAGTCTTGGACAGCCGCCCCTTCAGCACTTTAGCAATTTCACGGTGCAACCGCTTGTGGGCACGCTCACCCCGTGCGCCCGGATACTCCCGCAAATCGTTTGTGTTTGCCGCACCCAAAGCACTAAGCGAGTCGCGTGCGAGCCGTGCTTCGGCAAAGAATGTGTGGGGGCATTTCATACTTTTACTTGACACTCAACACTGTCAGCACACCGTCACTCCACTCGCCTGTGCCCACAGCGGTGCGTTCCAATTTGTCCCAGTCCGCTCGTGCGTCACTCTTGTGTACACGGGTACGCCCACGCATCCACCAGTCACCACGAGACGGATTCCACCAGTACTCCCCACGGTAGTGGTACACATATTGGGAATCGGTAGCGTCTTCCACCCATGCGTGTACAGGCGTTTTGCCACTGGAAGCAGGTGTAAGCCTGTTGCCACTGTGCTGTTCGGGTTCCATTAGTATCCACGCGTGAATGACTGCGTGGGTACGCGAACTGTGCCGTACCTTTTCCATGAACGCACTCATGGACGACTCCATACGGCTTTTACGGCGTGCTGCGTCGGTGGCGGCTTCGGTGATGTGGGCGGCAAAGCGTTTCATACGGTGGTTGTACCCCTTTTAATCGTGCCGTGTAGTTGGCGAGAGAACAGGTTGGAGCGGTAGTCTAGTGGTGCGCCCACTACTGCGTTTCGTTCTGCCCAAGCACCGCCTGTGGTTCTGGACAGCACAAGGTCGCGTACTTCCACGGTGTCGCCCACACGGAGCGGAGGCAGGTCTTCCCGTGTTTCGCTCGTGCCGATATACCCCATGAGCATCCACCCTTCGGATGTGTGTATACGCACACGCCACCGCCAAAACAGTTTTTTATTTCTGTAGTTTTTGGTTAGCCGCCCGTGTACGGCTACCGCAGAGATCACGGTTCCAGTAATGGTAAATCTACTAACAAAGTACTCGCCACGAGGGCGTGGGCTGTGTGTGTTGGTGGCGAGGTGTGCAGAAAACGATTTCATGTGCAAATATGTAGGAAACCCCTATATCTGAATGCTATGGGCGTTTCTGTCTAATATTTGAGAATATTGCACCACATCGCCCCACTCTGCCCCACATTACGGAATACCTGAAATAATAGGGTTGAGCGTGTGATACGGCTTTACATTGCGCCGTATTTTTTACCACGCAGACTTGCGGCTTTATCTAAAGTGTTGTGTGTGGACTTGGGCTGTCCCCGCTTCATTTTATTCATTAACGCCTTGAACTCGCTGCCTGGCCCCTTGGTAGCGTCCACCCCCATCGTACACACACTCACCCCACGCCGCACGCATTTCCGCTTTTTACATTTGGGACACGGGGCAGCACACGGGGAGTCGCGTTCTGGGATAGGCAGCACCGTCTCCCACGCGCCGCTGCATTTCTCACAATGGTATTCGTATACGGGCATAGTGTAAATCCTCCGCTCTATCTATTACACACCCCCCTTGAGTTTCTTAAGGTAATTCTTTTTTTCTCGCAGCAGTACACGGCGAGGCATGGGCAATCTGAATTCTCGGCAGATTTCCAGTGCTTCCCGCTCGGTGGCTTCTTCCAAGGTGTAGTAGTCTTTCTCGTTGAAAATAGGGTCATCACGCATCCACTGTAGAAAGTGGGCGTATTCGTGTGCTAGTGAGAACAGCCATTCGCTAGTACGGCGACCACCTGTGGCTACCTTTAAAGCACCGCGTGCAGCAGAGGTACTCTTTGCAGTGTGGTCAGGCGGTTCAAAAATGCCTTGGCAGCGTTCGCCGTCCAATGAATTAATTTGGTAGCCGCTGCTCATTACAA